CACGAGCCAGGACCGCGCTAAATGGCACAACCAGCAAGACAGCCAAGACAACGATCACAATCAAAAAGCGTAAGATTTTCATTTTAGATTTTCTCCTGAGTGAAATAAAAAACGGCGTCTGGAAAAGGGATGATAAATTGAGCCATATGGCCCTACCTATCACTCCGCTTCTCCAGACGCCGCTTACAGGCTTGTCGCATCTGCTCTACATCTCGTTCGCTTTTGGTTATCCTCGAACGGGATTTCTTTCTACGAAATGTCCTTATTCAGTTGTGATCACAGTGTACTCTTATTGATAGTGAATGTCAATATCAATAACGAGGTTTTACAACGGCTTTTACACTGCACCGGCAGTTGGGATGTGCCGGCGGCTGGGTGATCTGATCACCGCGATATTCGCCGAAGCTTTCACCAATGGTCACAGTTTTACCGGCCAACTTTCCACAGATCGGGCATACAAGTTCATCCCTATGAGATACCCATATCCATTCTTTGTAACCTTCGGATTGATAAGCCGCCTTTTCCCCGCTTGCATATGCGCGGGTAGTCTCAGTAGCAGCAACAACAGATGCGCGGGCGGTACCAAAGATTGGCTTCAACAAATCGTGTAAATCTCCGATTGTTGCACCTGGTGTTTCCAGCCATGTGGCGAGGCCTTCGCCTACAAGTTTCTGAGATGTTGTGCCCAACTGCATCAATAATTCATCTGTGTGAGTTCGTGCAAACTCCACAGCCTGAGCATTAGCCAACACTGGGTTGAATTCAATGCCGGCTTTGTTAGCTGCTTGCTTTGCCCCCTCGTAGGCCATTTGAGCCAGGCGCGGGCGTAAGATTGCCAACAGGCGGTTATTTTCGCCAGCCCAGAAATCAGGCGGCAGCATTAGGCACCGTCTTTTTGAGTTCAGTGTTAACCCGGGTTTCGAGACCGGTCAAATAATCGGCTAACGCAGCCTGCAATTCACCTTCAGCTAATGACGGTGCGATAGTGCGCTGTTTAGCAAAGGCAGCTTTTACCTCAGCGGGTGTGGTAGCTGTCTTTAAGTTGATCTGGATGCGCTCGATTTCTTCGGGCTCTACGTACTCAGTATGGAAGGGGGGGATTTGTCCCGAATGTTTCAGCGCCCTGATTGCATGGTTTTCCCAGCGCCTAATCTCTGCTGATCGTAGCGCAGTTTGATCCTGCGTGATGGGGTCCTGTGCGGTTGGTAAAAGCGGTTGTGCCTTGATGTCACCCAGACCCGCACCCTCACCGTTGGGTAGTGCCGGCAACTGCCAATATTTTTGGCGCTTCTCATCGATCGTCAAGATCCCATTGGCTGCTGTTACCTCGCGTAACTCTAACTCTCTGTTCGCTGGTCGAATGTCATCAAAGCCGGCTTCCTGTGTTGGACCCCAGAGCGGCACGATCAATTGAGCGGTGAGCTGCTCAGCCAGCATGCACATAACTGGCCAGACCGTTTTTTCTTTAAAGACCTTATCTGATGTGGTGGCATTGGCCTCAGTGGCGTTTTTGTCCAGCAACCCGGCTGGTACTCCCAGGATCTGGTAAATCTCTTCTTTCGTAAATTGCCGGCCGGCAATGAAATCCATATCCTTGGCATTCCAGCCGAGAAGAACCGCCTGAACCGCGTCATAGGATGTGATCAAACTCTTGCGCTTCGAGGCGCCGTAATTCTCGCGTAGATCAGCTTTTATGGCTTGAATATCTGAGTCCATATCAGCCTGTTTCATCTCAGCGCCAGGCTTTAGGTTGATAATCGATGACGGCATGACGTTATCACGACCGAAGAAGGCACCATTCCAAAAGGCCATTGCCAGATCGGAATCAATCGGCAACATGGCGGCGATTAGCGGGGACAGGCCCCTGAACACATCAAAAGGATTGGGGAATTGGAAATGGATTACATACTCAGACGCAATATCGAAAGCCCGGCCATTGGCAGTGTAGCGGTAAAAGTCCACGAAGCGGGCGCCGTCACCAGGGAAGATCTCAACATCCTGAGCAGGCAGCGGCCAGAGCTCCACCGGCCATCCGTTGTCATCGTATTGCACGAACCAGTAAGCATTGCCATCCAGGTACAGCCAGGCAATAGTATATTGCCAAAGATATGAGCGACCCATCCAGGGATTGGGCGAGCGCAGCAGCTGCGGGATAAGATGGTTCTGAATCTCTATCGGTTCAGATCCATTGTTCTGCATTACCTTGATTTTCCCAGCACTGATCTCATTGGTGATCAAATTCAGCCCAGTGTAATACCAGGAATTGGTTAACGCGCGTCTCTGCGCACCCTTGCGGCTGTAGTCGCCGCCCTGCCACTTTCCGGCCTCAGCCATGGCAGCCACAAAGCCAGCGCGCCCATTCCTACTGAGTGAGCCAATGCCTGAACGAAAGCGAGCGATTGTCTTACCAGTGCCATAAGCCAGTTTTTCTATAGCATTCATCTCTTATGCCTTCCCATGATAGCCGCGTCTGATTGATTTTGTGTTGTCACGCATGAACACAAGATATCTCATTGCATCCATCGCGTGATCGTTATCTTTTACAGGTGCTTCTTTGACAATCTTGCCATCTTTGGCTTTTGGCCATACGTAAGCCGTGATTTCATCAGCCGTGCAGGTTGGTTTGCCTGCAGCTCGCAGTTCTACATCTTCTTCGACCAGGGCACCACGCATGATAAATAAACGCTTCTGTGCGAGGCGAGTTTTTACCGCTTGTATGCCTGGTGAAACATCTTTGATCGCTGCTCTCGTTGGTATACCCAGGTGATCAAGAGTCGCGCGATCCTCAGCGTCATGATCGGCCACTGTAAACTGGTAGGACTCACCCTTGGATAGTTCGTTAATCTTTTCGGCATGTTCATCGACTCGCCTTTTTGTATGATAGATCTCGCGGTATAAAAACAAATCACCATCAGGTGACTCCGCAAACCATAGGCACGTGAAAGGATTGGTAAAGCCGAAATCTATTGCTCGATATCGAGACCAGTACTCAGGGATTTCAAACCAATCAACGAGATGCACATCCGCGCGGTACTCGTCATAGACGGCGCCTTCAGCCTGCTTCCATAACCCCAGGTTGAGACGCTCGCCCAGGATCCCGGTCAGACTTTCCAAGGTGCCTTTATAGTGGTCTGGCTGATATGAATTGTCCCGCGCAAAAGAGTAGTAGGTTTTGGCTTCACCTTTTTGGATCAACCTTTGATAAATCCAGTGTGACGGTGAATCGGGGTTGGTGCTCAACATCACCTGCACCCAGGGAGCTGCTACACCGCGCATACGCGCCAGGATTTCATTGAAGTCATCTTCGCTGAATGCGTTAGCTTCTTCAAGCCAGGCGATATCCAACGCACCGTTCTTGCCAATGGACCGGATTGATTCACGTTGCGCATCATCTCTCATGCCACCCCAAAAGAGAATTGAACCGTTGGGATATTCAAAGTATGAGTCTGACCGGTGTACCCTGATCCTTGGATCGTTACCCATCACAGATGCTTCCATCATTGGCACGATAGATTTCATGCAGTACTCGCGAGCTTTGCGCAACATGATGCCTGTGGCATTGGGGTACTTGAGCAAGTACGCGTGGAGCTTCTCCCCAGCCAGGCGAGACTTGCCACCGCCAGCGCCACCAGTCAGCAGCATCACGCGAGACTTATTGCGCCATGGTTGCAACTGGGTAGGTAATACCTTAAGCGGCTGTATCATCTGGTTTGGTGTCCCAGTCATCCGGGCTGACGTTGTCATATAACTTCATTGCCAATGTCCCGCTGATCTCATGCCGCTCAGCAAATAGCCCGGCAGCCTTTCCCATATGAATCAGCGCGTTTTGACCATCGTATAGTTCGATCCTGTACCCGTGCTTTGTCTCAGCAATGGACTTGACCAGGTGCCCGTGGGCTTTGATAAACTCCCAATCCAATTTCCCTTCATCAGTAAAAAAGTCCCCCAGGCTTGCGCGGCCCTGCTCGGTCAGTCGAGTCAGGACCTCGTCAGCTCCCATTTTTAGTTCAGTAAGACGCGCTTCGATAGCTGCTTTGACTTCAGGTTCAGCTAATAAATTTGCGGCAATCTTATGCGCCGTTTTAATAGAATACCCTGCGGCGGTAGCAGCTTTAGTACCCTGAAACCACATCAAGTAATATTCTATAAATGCGCGCTTTTTAAGTGTAAGTGCCATCTATACCTTTGATAGTGCAGCCATTCGGATAAACCACGGACCACCCAAAAGTGGGACCGTCACCAGGTTTTTACCTGTATAAAACTGCCCGAATAACCACGGATCTGTCTTGGGTGTTTTCGAGTAATCTGGGACAGGCATAGACTCGATGATGCCCCAAAGATTGCCATCCTTGCCGGTGAACGTGACCGGAACTCTCACGATGTTATCTAGACCCGGAAAGAGCAAGCCCAGCAGCTTGAGCTTTCCGGTTTTTCCGTCGATGCCTTTGGATGGCCCGCCAGCGCCATTACAGATAAATGCCCAGGCAACATCGTTGTTGAAACTTTTTATATACGCCTGGCCGCTCGCGTCTTGAGTATTCATATTATCCGCGACAACTTTCTGACGTGGGTCCACGCGCGTGAGCGGCTGGGTGTATGGTCCGCCGCTGGAGGGATGCGTGGCGCCGTTCATTTTTTGCCAGTTGGCGATCGGGACGGCGTACAAGTCGGATGGCGTGACAACAACCGGCGCTGTCGGGCGCTGGTCGATATTTTGTACATAATCAACGCCATTTACGTTTACCGTAACCGTAACAATCTCAGGGACCAGAACCCCGTCAACTGTCACGCTTTTCGAGTTCACATTGATCGCGCTCCCAACAGGTGGTTCAATTGGAGGGACATTCTCCCCTACTGAGTACCGGGTGTTGAAATCCTCAATTGTTCCCTGATATGCTGATAAATCCACACCGGCCGATTCAGTACCATATGCACGACCATCACCCACAGCGGTGTACTGCCATAGAAGGCAAGATACCCATGGTGCGGGTATGCTTACCAATGATGCAGGGCTATACCATGCCAGCCAAAGCGGGAACTGCTTGAACCACTGGAACGATGCCGCTTCTTTGACTTGGTCTGGACTATGATCCTGCCAATAATAAAACCCAGTATAAATGCCAATCTTGCATGATGGGAGCAGCTCTTTTACCCTTGCCACGAATACAGCAAAGTGACGCCACCCACCATAAGGGCCACCGTAGTTTTCCTCGTAATCGCACCAAACTTCCATTTCTGGAAGATCATTAGAGAATTGAGCAACAAATAAATTTGCCTGAGAGATGGGGTCAGAGCGCGAGTCATAATACCAATAGACGCCACGAGGCAAAACACCTTTAGCGGCAGCCCACGAAACTTTCATATCCTCATCTGTCCAGGTATTCTGCCCTGCTCGAACAATTACGCCTTTTGCCCCATTGGCTTTCATCTTCGCAAAATCAATCTTTTGCGGCGTATCGTTTCGATCTTCATAAAATGAAACATCGGGAATTATGATTTCTTTTTTCAGGTCTGCCATATGATCATTCTCCAATTGATAATGATTTTCATTACCATAATACTGTTTAAATAAAAAACAGGATAGTCACCAAGGTATGATGAGTTATCCTGTTTTTATCTACTTACTCAGTATGGGGGGGGGTTCACGATCTGCTCGATAGTGCCGGAATAAATTGTAGCACCCCCATAGCCATCATGATTTACATTGATATTTATCACGGCGCCGCAGTTTCCGCAAATCGCCGTGATAACGTTCGAGCCAGGCAGCAGGGTGACTGGAATTCGGGCGCCGCATTCACACACAATATTTGCTTGCGCCGGCTTTGGGCGTGGGATCTTTTTATTATTCTTCATGTGTCGCCTCGCGTAATGGGTATAAAGTATTTGTCGATTTTTGAAGAAGCGCAAAATATTCTTTTTTGGGCTTATACCCAGTTGCAAGCTGATAATCTAGCATTACATCCTTAAGCGCTGTTTTCATTTCACCAATCAACCCGCGCAAATGTGCAAGCTCCTGCGCCTGCTTACCGCCCTGAACCCTGAATGATTCACAAAGGCTTTGCAATCGCCCCGTTTCCATCGCATCAGTATGCGTTGTTGGCAACCCTAAAGCCCGCCATTTTTTGGCCGTCATAACTTCGATGTTCGCAGTAACGCCCGCCCGCCGGGTTTCAACGTGTACGGTATCATCAAGCATTTCGACGTAAATGTGATAATCCTTTTTTCCGTTCCTGTAGAAGATCGATCCGCGTGTGCTCATTCTCCCCACCCATCGTGATAGCCGTCTTTATCTTCGCGTCCAGTAGGAGCGGAGCGAATCAATGTGCCCAGGTACACGATGGCAAATAAAACAAGTAAACCACCAACAACAATCCAACCGATATTATTCATGCCATGCTCCTTATAATAATTTTTCTTGCTCAGCACTTTCAATAAATCCCGATGGCCGCCAATCGGCGGGGCGTAATGGTGTAACTGGCTTTGGCTGTAAATCCCGCATCTTTGCGCCAATTTCTTTTGCTCTTGCCCGGCTCATTCTTAGCCAGCGCACTTCCGTTGTTGCTTGCATCTGCCAGTACCGCAATTCAGCGCGTAACTCTCGCAAAAGTATTTTATTTGTTTTCACTCTTATACCCTTTCAACCCTGCATAGTCATTCCAAGCAGCCTGCCAGCTCTGGTAATGCGCTTGCGTTTCTTCGCAGTACTCAACAAAATCATTGCGCACCTGGTCAACAACAGTATATAAAGTGGACCCACATAAATATGACAGAGTACCGGCCGATAAACAACGCGCTTGTTTAACAACATCTTCCCGGTGATCATCTTTGTCGCTCATAATTCACCATGAATTCAATAACCGCCTGCATAACCGTCCTGGCTTTCATCCTGTCCATTGCCTTATAGGCATAACGCCTAACCGTTTCCCGCTTGATCCCAAGAATAGATGCAATCTCTTTGTTTGTGTTTCCCGCAGCCAACAGCATCAGAACTCTACGCATTTGAGGTGATAAATTGTCCATTATTTACTACCTTTCATGAGTGTGCCAGGATTTGAATGGCTTCTTTGTCTGTGACCCTGTGTATGCGGGCGTAGAGATTGATCACATCAAATGGCCTGGGGAATTGACATTTATTACAGTTAGCTATCTGTCGTTTCTCGTCTATCCAAAATGACGGGGTCTTATCATCGTGGAATGGACATGATGCCATGGACCAACCGGGTTTGCCTTTTGTCACCCCTTGTAGGAAAGATTGAATTGTATGTCGCTGCCTGATCTGTTGTATCAAATCTGTGTCATGATCCAGCGGATTGGATGCCGTATCAAATGGATCGGATGATTGGGGCGATAAACCATACTGAGTAATCACCTGTGAAGGCTCATCAAGATGGGTCATCTGTTCGAGCCACTCACCTGGCAATACGTGTTCAAGAGAAGGTATTTCAGGGATAATAATGCTCTCATCTCGCGCGGTATAGATCGTGTTATTTGGGTGTGTTGACTGTGGTCCAAGCACATACCCATGGGCCTTGATATCCAATCCTTCAATGTGGGAATTTTGTTTAACATTCGGGATGCTTAAGTAAATATGCACACCCCTACTCGTGCGGACCCTGAAAGCTAACTCAGATGCCAGACCCACGTACTCAGTATGGCTTTGTAGTGTCCATAGGTTCCACTCGTGATAGCGGTCCATACTATCAAAGTCGAGTATCACCAGGTCGTGCCACCCTGCCACGACCCCATAGCTGTGTAAGCTGCCACCGTAGAACCAGCGCTTTAGATCCTGTTCTGTGGGTAATTCTGTCTGGTATTTTTCCCACTTAACTGACGGCTGCTTACTTCTATAGTGCACTGGAAAAACCGATATTCCCATCTCTAAAAACAATTTTGACCACTCATAAACCGTATAAGATTTTTCCATTTTTTCACCTTATATAGACTAGTGTCAACCTTGTCAGACTTGTCAGTCTTGTCAGGGTTGACATTTTCCAGTGATAATTATTAAATTATTATTTAACAAAGTGCCACTGACAGGCTTGACACCCTGACACGAGGTTGACACCGGGCCTGTTTTTCTATGGAAAACCATAACTTTTGGCCTTAATTCCGCGATATCCCATTTCACGCTTACCATTTTTCGGACCAATGCGTCCCCGTGTCAACCCTAGCGCTGCCATTGCGCGTCCAACGGCCATCATCGTACCGTTTGATGAACCGTAGTGCATGCCTTTTTCCTCGAGGGTTTGGGCTATATCCAGGGTGGAAATAAACCAACCTTGTTCACTGGAATCAATATCAAAATACTTGATAATCGCGGCCTGGGTGGGATCTTGGATTGTATAAACTTCGTTCACTTCATCGGATATGCTGCGCTCATCTTCGTCCAGTGTCCATTTAAACCCATCCTGGTACAAGAACATTGCCTGAGCCCAGATGTCATCAACTCTTATTTGGGTATAACCCCAGTCAATTTTGTTTATCTTTGAGACCATATACCGCCGGCTGCCCGTGAAATCGTTCAGGAAACCGGCTTCGTTGTTGATGGTGCCAATGAACGAGGCCATGGCCGGCTTATTCACTTCATGCCGTCCGTAGGCTTTGCGCACCTTTACCCACTGTTGGGAAAGGATCGCCTTGAGCGCGTTTATTTCAGCCTTTGCCATGGTGCCGCCGAGCTCACCGACTTCCCAGATCCACGTAGACATTAACTTAACTTCGGTGTCCTTGCGATTGAAAGTATCAATGCTGCCTTCGTGGAAATAATACGGCAGTCCACCGGATAGCCACTGGACAAAGGATGATTTGCCAATACCCTGGGAGCCGTCCAAAACCAGCATGCGGTTTTGTTGATATGCGAAAACCTTAGCAACTGCTCCCACAAGCCATTTTTTCAGCCAGATGTCAAAGAGATTGTACTCATCAGAAAAACATGATGATAAATCTTCAATGTGGTGCCCGCCGTCATAGTGGCACCCTGATAGATATTCCTTTACCGGGTGGTACCCATTGCGGCCTGCATAAGCAACGTAAGCATCTTCAATTTCAGGACCATGCTTAAGCCCCACGCCCTTGCAGACCGCGCGGATCTCCGCGGCTTTCCAATCGCTGATCGGTTCCCCGTTGACTTCGATATGATCGTCACAGAGATTCAGCCGGAACTTATACCCAAGCCGGCCCAGGGTGCGGATGTAAAAAATTATGTCGTGATTCTGGCCGGCTATTTTTTTGTTGTTGGTTTTCCAGGTGTTGTACTCAGCAATGCAAGCTTGCACCGCATTGCGCAGCGCGTCCCTGATTTCATCGGTAAAACCAAGTAGAGAATTTTCAAAGCGGTCTTTGATGGTCTTGGTGTTTATGTCAATCAGGATTGCCGTAACAATGGATTTCCACGGCTCAAACGCTGGTGGAATCAAGTCCTGTGGCATATCGTCTACAATGGCCTGCGCTACCTTTTCCATGATTTCAAAAAACTGATTTTCGTTGACATTGCCGTAATTTTGGTCAAGGATATAAGCATCTTGCGCGGGAACTTGTGCATTGATGAGCGTTGATAAAATTGCCATGGGTGGTCATCCTCCAATTCCATACTGAGTACGTAGATTTATTTATTTTCTTTTTGGGTCTTGCGCGTGCAATATTCAATGACGGTTACCGCCAATTCCTTAGCAGTTAAATCACCAATGCCGGGCACTTCACTTGCGTTTTTCACGTAGGCTTGCGCCCTGATCTGATCGGCTAACGGCAGAGATAACAGCCATTCGTCAAAGATTTCGGCTTTGCCTTGGATGGATAGATCAATTGGAAGATTGTTCATCTGGTTTGATCTCCTGTGGTGCTGGTTTGTATTTCTTCGCTGTCATTGGGCTGCATTTGCAAGCATCAGCAGCCACCCGATATGAAACATTCGGGTTGTTCTGCCAGTACTCAATGATTGTTTTTATCAACTCAGGATCAGCCTTGAACTGTCCACCGTGGACACCACCGTTGGACACTTGATTTTTAGACTTACGCGCCTCGGCCCGGGCTTGATTGGATTTCTCTTTTTCAATAATCGCCTGTGCTGCCAGCTCTGCGACTTTGCTTTTTGTTTGCGCTTCGAGCATGGCGATGTTATTTTCAATGCGCTCTTTTTCAGCCTTTGCCGCCCGGTCTGCATCATCATTTTTATCGACGCGCTCTTTATCCTTTTTGATTTTCTTGTCCTCGAAATATTGGTAAATAGCCGTCACGAAGTAGGCTACCAAGGACATAAAAACGAACGCTTGAAACACACCGGCATTCGGGATCTTGCTCATACCAAGAGCAGCAAAAGAAACGTAACCGACAATGCCCAGGACTGCCAACGCGCCGCCGGCTAAATCCCGTTCTTTGATCGCCCGAAACGTCAGAGAGCCGGCTAAAAACCCGCTTAACTCCATGCCGATACCGGACGAAATAGCCGGAACATAGGCAATGTAGGAATTTACCCCGCTCGCCACCATGCCAGTATAGAGACCGCTCATGAGGATAGTTGCGGGTGCAAGTGGGGTTAGTATTGGTGCTGTGGTGGATGCGATGTAATCTAATCTCATGAGAGCAATCTCCATTTTTTCTTCTTTGGTGCTTCTTTGTGATATCCCGTGATGTGGATATCTTTTCTCTCTGCTTCGGCAGGCGTGAGAGTTTTACCGCCGACATGCACAAGGCCAGATCTATCGATGGTGCCGTATTTCTGCGCTTTGTGAACTGTTTTTTCTTTCTTGGCCGGCTGCGTTGCAAACGATATAAACGCGACTGCAATGCCCAGGATCAAGAGAACCTTCCAATACTGAGTAAGAAAGCTAAACAAGTTTTCCATGATATGTCCTTTCAACTACCTCCCCCGCCGAATTCACGCGCGTGAATTCATGCACGTGTCGGCAGGGGGGTATCATTTATGGGTGATTCTTGCGCGGGTGAGGGGGGTTTGTGAGCTTCACAATACTCTATTCCTTTTTCGGTTAACTTCTGCTCCCCATCAATGACGGCCATTACCTGGTACTTGATAGCCCACTCGTGCATGTTATGGCGGTAGTCATTGCCTACGAACGGGCTGCCCTTGTATGTCCAGGTTGCGATTGAACCGCTGCCACTATTCAGCATCCACTCACACCACGCGGCCCACTGCGCATCCGTACAGGGCGGCGGGTCAATTCGGGCGGCTGTATTCTGTTTTTTAATCCATGTCACCGGGATTGTTTTAGCGGGTTGGTTATCAATTACAGCGGGATTTTCTTCGCGCAAAATGGTAAGTCTTACATCTTGATTGTGCCGAATAGTCAGAAAAACGCACAAAACCAAAAACGCGAGGATCGCCAGGATTGCCACGATCTGCCCGATCGGCTTGATCGCACCCTGCAATTCTGCGTTTTTTGCGTCAGCCATAGCAATGATTGATTGCGCTTCCCGCTCCGGCGCAGCTGCTGTCCAGGTTGCTTTTATTCCATCCGACCATGTTTGAGTGGCGACATAAGCCGCATTGGCATTGGCCGCTTTAATGTTCCCTTGTTGAATGCGTTCATTTATTTTGGCCAATTCAACTTCTTGTGCCCCAATGACCTGGGTGACCTGCAGCGCTGCCAAATTTATCGCTTGCGCCGTACCCATCGCGTTGACAGCGGCCTGTTGAGTTTCAACAGCCTGCTGTTGCAAAGCCAATGATTTTTGCTGTGCATCACTGACAAGGATCTGAGACGTTGCAACCAGGTCAAGTGTTGGAGATGGGACGGGCGAAGGCGTGAGCGTGTTTTCTGGGGTCATGGTAATGATGGGTGCCAAGGCCTGAGCGGTTTGTGGATACTGATTTGCGGGAAACATCTCAGCGTATGCCCAGTAAGCGAGAATGGCAAAAATCCCAACTCCAATCCACGCGGATAATGCTTTCATTTCTGCCGCCTTTCTTTGAGCATCTTTTGGCCCAGCTCGTTGCTTTCGTCTGGCAGGTCATCGGGAATGGGACTGTAATAGCCGCCCCACTCATCATAGGGATTTCGCGTTGGAGTATCAGAAAGTTTAAACACGGTCCCTACTGTTGGTGGATCATCGTCCGGCCAAAACGTCCAGAGGAATAACAGGCCACCGAGAATAAAGAAGAGCGTCATACCCACACCTCGCGAGGCTTATCGTCGCCCATTATCCAAGACACGACAAGTGTTCTGCCCTGGTTATCAACAACATCTTCCCAGCCTAGAATTTTAGACACCGCAAACCGTCCGAGGCTTTCGACACCTTCGGCCAACACATAGCCACATCGCAACGGCGCCCGATATCCGTTGCCCAGGGCCGCGGGGATCGGCTGCGGCTGCTGTGCGGCAAAACTCAAGCCGACATCATATCTGGCCTTCATCTTAGGATTTGATAGCGCATCATAAGCCTCGCGGATCCGCATAAAAATTTCTGCTGCGTTGGGTTCCCGGCAAACATCCGGGTGCCACTGGCGCGCCATCCTGCGGTATCCTGTTTTGATTTCATCCGGGGATGCTGTGCGAGGCAATCCAAGAATGCCATAAAGCGTTGACGTATCTCCCGGCGGCGTGTTGTCCAAACCTTCAAACCACGCTCTCAGGATGCGTTCTGAGAAGATTACAGCCCATTCGTTGTTGACGTAGCCAAAAGCAGTAAACTCACCGTTGCCCCTGTCCTTGACTTGTCCAAGATAACGGAGGTCGATTACCCGCGTCTCAGCCTGTACTTTCACGCTCACAGGAGTCGGAATATAAGCACCGGGGAAAACATCGCGCAAACCGCTTTCATACTGAGTATCAACCTGCCAAAGTTTTGCTTGTGGGTCCCATCGTCTACCGGGGCCGGGAATGTAGCGCTTCATCATGGCAACGGTTGTGGGATCATAGGGAAATTGCACGAGATAATAGTTATTTTTCAGGGTGATAGTGGTCATTTGATACGGTCTCCTATATCAGATAAGCGACATCTGAAATGTTTTTCCTTGTGATGGGGAGTCTTCCAGAAATATTTCATCTTTATTGTTTTCGAATAGCTTCAATATCCTGCTATCGAATGCCACGAGCTCATTGATATAACCAAAATGATAGTCGTCTCGGATTTTTCCATCTTTATTTATATGCACTTCATTTTCATTCACAAACACTATGGACCATTCAAAAACATCAAGATGGTATTTTGTGGTAGCGGCGGTGGGTTCATCCCATGCTTCGAAACAATATTTTGTACGGCTTATAGTTCGCAGTGGGCAGCAGCAGGTTTTAAATTGTGTCAATTTCACAATGATTCCGGCAGGGCTATAGTTTGTTCGTATCTTGTCCCCAACATGCAGAAGGTCCGATAATTTTGGCGTGGTTTCAACGCGCCACCGCAAACCGTCAGGACATAGTAGTATTCCATTTTCAATGCGTGGAAGTGTGTATTGAAAATTTCTTTCGCACGCATTTAGTTCACGTATGTAATTGTTTTGTGGAAGTGTATTCATGAATTTCACACACCTTTCTTATCCGTTTCTCCCAAATCCCACGATCTGGGAGTTTCTCGCGCACCTGCAAAAAAAATAAAAAAGTATGATATCGGGCCCGCGTCACGCCTGAGCACATGACGCGGGGTAAAACCTGAAACGGGCGGGCAGTGCGCCACTACTGCTGTACCAAGTCTCGCAAGGCTTATTTCATCCAGGCTCTTGGCACGGGGTATCCTGCGTGTCTCTGCGTTTGGCCGGATTTTCACCATTGCCAGCTTTCAGCTTTCACGCCGCCGCCTATTATCATTATTTTCCAAAATAATTATCGTGGCACTTCTCGCAAACATAAACCCGTTGACCGGTGAGTGTGAGTTCAACGTGCGCATGCTTCTTTAAAACCACGCGAGAACACGCACCACAAAACACCGGCTCATGGTCCCATAGCCACCAGATGAATAAGAACCAGTAGCGTCTCATACAAACCTACCTCGGCACAGTTTCCAGAAATCACAGTAAGCTTCTGAGCATTGCCAGCCATCCGGGTTCTCGTGGAAAGCCTCGCCGTTGATCGATTTCCAGACGTTTTGAATGAGCGAAAACAGGAACAAAAGCTGAGCTGGTTTGAATTCAGTTTCAATAACCTGGGTGCCTGGCTCTTTTGTTTTGACAAAAACATAGTGCCTGAACTTCATCTCTGTCGGGATCTGCATTTGTTTCAGTGCTGCCAGGTAAAAGAGAGGTTGCAGAGAATTCCTTGCTTTATCTTCTGGCCACTTGGCTTTCGATGTTTTGAAATCACCAGGCACGCCATCAGCGGTAATCACATCGATGTAGCCAATGATCGGAACGGGAACACCGGGAACGGTCAACCGCACCGGTAACTCAATCGATTGAGGCGATTGAATAGAGTTGATCACCTCCATGATTTTGGGTGACGAAAACATTCGAATACCGTCATTGTTCAGGGTCTCGGGCTGTTCATCTTCAAAGCCGTTTTTCTCTGCTTGTTTCGCCCAGGCTGCTGCCCAAAGGGTTTTGATATCCACATCATTGACACGAGTCACGTATCCTTCAATGGTCTCGTGAAACGCCGAGCCGAATGACAAAGCCGCGCTTGGCTTCTGTGGCGCC